GGGTTATCATGCGGTACGATTGAAAGGAGCAGTGGATGGCTAGAAAGAAACTTGGCAATCAGAATCCTACTCAATCGGTAATTTTAAAGTACGTCAAGAAAAATTCAAAAGCAAAAGAAGCGGTAGAAATCTACGAGCGGACGGGTCTTTCTTGCTACGCTTGGCAAGTCAATTTGTTGACCTCTATCATGGCGGTTGACAAGAATGGTTTGTGGGTGCATCAAAAATTTGGCTACTCTATTCCTCGTCGTAATGGGAAGTCTGAACTCTTGTACCTTTTTGAACTTTGGGGCCTGCATAATGGACTAAACATCCTACACACGGCTCATAGAATATCCACCTCTCATTCCTCTTTTGAAAAGGTGAAACGTTACCTTGAAAAAATGGGATATGTGGACGGTGAGCACTTTAGCTCTATACGAGCCAAGGGACAAGAGAGGATTGAACTGTTTGACGGTGGTGGGATTGTACAATTCCGTACTAGAACATCCAATGGTGGTTTGGGGGAAGGTTTTGACCTTCTCGTTATCGATGAGGCTCAGGAATATACGACTGAGCAGGAATCGGCTTTGAAATATACGGTAACGGATAGTAGCAATCCGATTACAATCATGTGTGGGACACCTCCTACACCTGTTTCAAATGGGACGGTATTCACAAATTACCGTAAGAATTGCCTGTTTGGGAAAGGGAAATACTCAGGTTGGGCGGAGTGGTCGGTCTCTGAGGAAAAAGAGATTGATGATGTCGATGCCTGGTATAATTCCAATCCCTCTATGGGCTACCATTTGAATGAACGGAAGATAGAAGCTGAGCTTGGTGATGATAAGCTAGACCATAATGTTCAGCGTTTGGGTTATTGGCCTGAATACAACCAGAAATCTGCTATTTCGGAAACGGAATGGAATGAGTTGTGTGTTGACTCTATGCCTGATTTATCAGGTAAGTTGTTTGTCGGAGTCAAATATGGTCAAGATGGAGCAAACGTGGCGTTAAGTATTGCTGTTCGTACTGTAGATGAGCGGATTTTTGTTGAGACGATTGACTGTCAGTCAGTTCGTAATGGAAATGACTGGATTTTGGATTTTGTCAAGCGTGCCGATGTGGCTACTATCGTAGTCGATGGGGCAAGCGGTCAGAAAATCCTTGATGAAGAGTTGAAAAAGGAACGCATGAAGAGCGTGATATTGCCTACGGTCAAGGAAATCATCGTGGCTAACTCTATGTGGGAACAAGGGATTTATCAAAAGACCTTGTGCCATGCTGGTCAACCGTCTTTGAAGAAAATCACAACCAACTGCGAGAAGCGGAACATCGGTTCAAATGGTGGGTTTGGCTATCGCTCGCATTTTGCGGATATGGATATTTCTTTGATGGATAGCGCCTTGCTTGCGCATTGGGCTTGTGTGACAACTAAGCCTAAGAAAAAGCAAAAAATCAGTTATTAAGAAGAGCAGTTGAGAGACTGCTTTTTTTGATGCCTAAAAAATTACCGAACTGCCGGGAAAGCAGGAGAAAGGAGACATGAAGATGTCTGAATTTAAAACAATTGAAACACAGGAAGAACTAGATAACATCGTGAAGGAACGTATCAGACGTGAGCGTGAAAAATTCGGTGATTATGATGATCTTAAGAAACGTGTTTCAGAACTGGAATCTGAAAACAGTGCTTTGAAGTCTACTGTTGAAGATAACAAGCAAACCAGAGCAGGATTAGACGCTCAAATCACTGAATTGCAGGGGCAAGTGAGCAATTATGAAACTGCTAGCTTGCGAACTCGTATTGCTTTACAAAATGGCTTGCCTTATGACTTAGCTGACCGTCTTCAAGGTGCTGACGAAGAAGCATTGAGGGCTGACGCTGAACGTCTAGCTGGTTTTATGAGACCAGCAACACCTCAAGCACCGCTAAGAGATACTGAGCCTGCTATGGGTGATGACAAAACTATGCAAATGAAGCAAATGCTTCGAGATTTACAACCAAAAGGAGAATAAAAATTATGGCAGATAATGCAACGAAAGCTGGAACACTTTTTAAACCAGAACTAGTAAAAGAATTGATTAGCAAAGTACAAGGACGTTCTGTTCTTGCAAAACTTTCATCTCAAACACCTATTCCATTTAATGGAGTAGAACAATTCATTTTCAACCTTGAAGGAAACGCTCAAATCGTTGGTGAGGGCGAACAAAAACAAGCTGGTAAAGCTAAAATCACTTCAAAAGTAATCAAACCACTTAAATTCGTTTACCAGGCTCGTATCACAGATGAGTTCAAATACGCTTCAGAAGAAAAACAAATGAACTTCTTGTCAGCATATATGGACGGATTCGCTAAGAAGATTGCAGAAGCCTTTGACCTTGCTGCTCTTCATGGATTGGAGCCAAAAACAATGACGGATGCTTCTTTCCGTGCAACAAACTCATTCGATGGATTGATTACTGGTAACATTGTCAACTACGCTGAAGACCATATCGATGATAATATTGATGCGGCAGTTCAACAAATCGTTGCAAAAGGTGGTGAAGTAACAGGTATCGCCTTATCACCAACAGCAGGTCAAAATTTGGCTAAAATCAAGGTTAACGGTGTTGTTCAATATCCTGAGTTCCGCTTTGGTCAAAATCCTGATTCATTCTACGGTATGAAATCAGACATCAACAAGAACCTTACAGTAACTGGTGGTACTGCTGAAACAGACCACGCTATTGTAGGTGACTTCCAAAACCGTTTCAAATGGGGTTATGCTGAAAACATTCCGATGGAAATCATTGAATTTGGTGATCCAGATGGCGCAGGTCGTGACCTTAAAGCTTACAACGAAATCTGCTTACGTGCAGAAGCCTTTATCGGTTGGGGCATCCTTGATGAAGAAGCCTTCGCTCGTGTGAAAGCGTAAGTTTTATGGCTTTATACCGTGATTTAAAATCAGGTGTTATAATCGCCTCTGAGTGTATTCTCGGAGGTGATTGGGTGCCTGTTGAAAATACGGCACCAAGCGGAGGAGATATGACCGTAGCGGAATTGAAGTCTAGTTTGGATGAATTGGGCATTGATTACGATAAGAGTTCAAAAAAATCCGATTTGGTAGCCTTGTACGAGGAAAACAAGGGTTAAGCTATGGGAACTTTTGCAAAGATTGAAGACTTGGAATTGTTATGGCGCTCGTTGAAATTTGATGAGCGTGCAAGGGCTGAGGCTTTGTTGGAAGTTGTATCTAATTCTTTGCGAGTGGAAGCTGAAAAAGTCGGTAAAGACCTTGACGACATGGTAGCTGAGAGCGTGTCATTCGCTAGTGTTGCCAAGTCTGTCACGGTCGATATCGTGGCACGAACCCTCATGACCTCAACAGACCATGAACCAATGACTCAGGTATCTGAAAGTGCCTTGGGTTATTCGTTTAGTGGTTCTTACCTTGTGCCTGGAGGCGGTCTATTTATTAAAGACACCGAACTCAAAAGGCTTGGTTTGAAGAAAAAACAACGATATGGAGCGATTGAAATTTATGACCTACCTAAAAGGAATCCCTGTCATTTTAGTGGACAAGGTAGAAATTGGTAACGACGATTTCGGTCATCCAATTCATCGTGATGTTGAGATTGAGGTTCAAAATGTATTGGTTGCCCCAACTTCATCAGAGGACGTTATCAATCAAATGAATTTGACTGGGAAAAAGGCGGAATATACACTCGGTATTCCTAAAGGAGATACTAACAAGTGGGAGAACCGTGAGGTCAAGTTTTTTGGTCGTAAATGGCGGACGATTGGCATCCCTCAAGAGGGAATTGAGTCAATGATTCCATTATCTTGGAATAGAAAGGTTATGGTTGAAGTTTATGAGTGATATGAAATTTCAATTGAACTCGGCTGGCGTGTCTGCCTTGCTACGTTCTTCCGAAATGCAGGGCATTTTGAGGGAGAAAGGGCAAGGGATTGCTGAAAGAGCTGGCGAGGGGTTTGAATTGACCGTATCGCCAGGGCAGAAGCGTGCCAATGCAAAGATTAGTACGACTGATATCAAGAGTATGGCTAGAAATAAAAAACATAATATTTTACTGAAGGCTATGAGATGATCGAATTAGTTATAAAGAAATTTTTGGACGGACAGTTAGATGTTCCGTCTTTTTTTGAGCATAAACCGAAAATGCCTGAAAGTTATGTCATTTTAGAAAAGACTGGAAGCGGTGGAAGCGACTACGTTCATTCTGCCACATTCGCTTTTCAAAGTTATGCACCATCACTCGAAAAGGCTGCTGAGTTAAATGAGAAAGTCAAGAGAGTAGTTGAGAATCTCATCACGGTCAATGAAGTCAGTGGTGTGCATCACAATAGTGACTACAACTTTACAGACACGGAAACGAAGCAATATCGCTATCAAGCGGTATATGACATCAATTATTTTTAAAAAGGAGGTGTGGTTTTGGCGCCAGAATTAGAAGCGACAGAAGTAAGAGCACCAAGTGCAGAATCAACAGGAGGAAAGAATATGACGACTGCATCAGCATCAAATGTAACGGCTGCTAAGCCGAAAATCGGAGGGGCGGTATCTACTGCACCAGCTGGAACAAACCTACCACTAAATGCCAAAACAGTATTGGATGCTGCATTTAAAACGCTAGGTTACATTTCAGAAGATGGGGTGACCAATGAGAACTCACCAGAGTCAGAAGTAGTCAAGGCTTGGGGTGGACAAACAGTCTTGTCTTCTCAAACTGAAAAGAAAGATACCTTCAAATACAAATTGATTGAAGGTCTGAACATTGAAGTCTTGAAAGAAGTGTATGGGCCAGATAACGTTTCAGGAACGCTTGAAACAGGTATCACTGTCAAAGCTAACGGTAAAGAATTGCCAGAACATAGTTTGGTTATTGATACATTGTTGAAAAACGGCTATGCAAAACGTGTTGTGATTCCTCGTGGTAAGGTGAGTGAAATTGGCGAAATCAGCTATAAAGATGGCGAACCTATCGGCTATGAATTGACTATCACTGCATTACCAGACAACAGTGAGAACACTCACTACGAATACATCCAAGGAGCGTAAAGTAAATGAGTAAAACATTCAAAGGGGAAACGAAGTCAGGTTTTAAATTCGAAATTTCTGAGCGTCGTTTAAATAACTATGAATTGTTGGAATTGATTGGTGAAGTTGACGAAGGACAAGGCCAAGTCTTCCCCAAAGTTGTAAAACTTCTATTTGGAGATGAGCAAGCCAAAGCTTTTAAAGACCATCTAAGAGAAGAAGATGGCATCGTGCCAAATGATAAAATAGCAGATGAAATCAAGAGTGTTTTTGAATCCGTTAACGGCTTAAAAAAATCCTAGTCCTTGCTCAGATGATTAATTTGGACGAAGACGCCCTTGTCTGTGATTTAGCGGAAACCTATCAAATATACGACTACAAACAGCTGCCTTTAAATCAGGTGGCTGTTTTTGCGTATGGTTTGCGTGATGATTCACGGATAAAGCAGATGATATCTGACCAAATCGTCCCTCTCGAAATTACTTTACTCGCAAATATCGTAGACAGACTTTCGATTTCTTTGTGGTTGCAAACAAAAGATGGCCAAAAGGGTGTTAATCGCCCAACATCAATTGCTGAATTGCTTACAAAAAATCACAAAGAAGAGAGTGACGAAAGGGATTATCTCGTCTTTGAATCTGGTGAGGACTTTGAAAACTATCGCAAGGCTTTGCTTGCGAAAACAGGAGGTGAGGAATAGTGGCGACCGAATTAGGAAAAGCCTATGTACAAATCATTCCATCTGCCAAGGGCATTAGTGGCATGATTCAAAAGGAAATGGGTGGTGAAGTTGCCTCTGCTGGCGTTAGCGCAGGCGAATCCCTCGGTTCTAAAATGATGGGAGCTGTTTCAAAAGTTATTACTGCTGCAGGAATTGGTAAAGCAATCGGAGCATCGATAAACGAAGGGGCTGCTCTTCAACAATCGCTTGGTGGTATCGAAACCCTATTTAAAGATTCAGCTGATAAGGTCAAAGGTTTTGCAAACGAGGCCTATAAGACAACAGGTCTGTCAGCCAATGCCTATATGGAAAATGTTACAGGTTTCTCAGCAAGCTTATTGCAATCTCTTGGTGGAGATACAGATAAAGCAGCAGAAACAGCTAACATGGCCATGATTGATATGTCGGATAATGCTAATAAGATGGGGACATCTATGGAAAGCATTCAACTTGCGTATCAAGGTTTCGCCAAACAAAACTACACCATGCTCGACAACTTAAAATTGGGTTATGGTGGTACGAAGCAAGAAATGCAACGGCTTTTGTCCGACGCAGAAAAACTGACAGGCGTTAAGTATGACATGAATAACTTGTCAGATGTTTATAGCGCTATTCACGCTATCCAAGAAAATTTGGACATCACTGGCACAACAGCGCGCGAGGCATCAACCACTTTCACTGGATCATTTGAATCGATGAAAGCAGCTGCTCAGAACGTTCTTGGAAAGTTGTCTTTGGGTGAAGATATTCAACCAGCACTACAGGCTTTGATGGAAACGACATCCACATTTCTTTTTGGAAACTTAATTCCAATGATTGGGAATATTCTGAAACAAATTCCTGCCCTTATTTTGGGAGGGATAAAGGGTGTTTTCAGTGGAATCTTTGGCGAAGGTCTAGGAAGTATCATGGGTGGTATCGTTACCGCTCTTGGTTCTGCATTTTTAGCATTTTCGGCAGTCTCGGGATTGCTATCTGGAATACCTGCTGTCTTAACGACAATTAAAACAGCAGTTACGGGTCTATTTACTGCAATGAGTGCCAATCCTATTGGAATTGCAATCGCAGCTATTGCTGCATTGACTGCAGGTTTGGTTTATTTCTTTACTCAAACCGAGATGGGGAGACAAATCTGGCAAGGCTTCATGGATTGGTTCTCTGGTGTGTGGCAGTCTGTCGCACCAGTCTTGACCGAAGTTTGGAATGGTATTGTTGAAACAGCTACAACCGTCTGGAACAATATGATGGCTGTTGTTGCTCCAATTATTCAAGCAGTTGTTGATTTTATTAGGTCCGTTTGGGATGGTATTTCTTTGTGGTGGACTGAAAATCAAGGTTTGATTCAACAAACGTTCACAACGGTTTGGAATGCTATCCAGACAGTCATTCAGACGGTCATGCCAATTATCCAATCTATAATCGAAACAGCTATGAATATTCTCGGACCTTTCATTGAAGGGACTTGGAATAATATTTGTACGGTTGTAACAACGGTTTGGGAATTGATTAAGATTGCTATTCAGACGGCTATGGATGTCATTAGTGGCATTATAAAAGCAGTCATGGCTATCATCAACGGTGATTGGGGAACTGCTTGGAATGCTATAAAAGGAGTCGGTGAGGCAATTTGGAACGGGTTGTCTGCTGCAGGTAAGGCTATCTTTGATGGCTTTGCTCAGATATTATCTAATATCTGGAACACAATCAAATCTGTCGCAAGTAGTGCTTGGGAAGGGTTGAAATCAACAGTCTTAGGTCTGATTGATGGACTTGTCCAAGGCGCTCAGCGAGCGTGGGAGAGTATGAAGCAAGGTGTTAGTGACCTTGTAAGCAATGTTACGAGCATCTTTGATGGTATCCGAAACATTGACCTTTGGGAAGCTGGTAAGGCTATCCTTGATGGATTCCTTGGTGGTTTGAAATCAGCTTGGAGTGCAGTTACTGACTTTGTCGGTGGTATTGCTGGTTGGATTGCTGACCACAAAGGTCCGATTGAGTATGACCGCAAGCTCTTGATTCCTGCTGGTAATGCGATTATGCAAGGTTTGGATAGAGGGTTGCAAGACCGTTTCAAAGGTGTTAAGAAATCTGTCAGTGGAATGGCTGGTGAAATCTCAAACGCATTTTCAAACGATGATTTTGGTTTGAGTGGAACACCGACTATTGCCAAGAATCTTGAAGCAAGCTTGTCTATGCCAAGTGCTCAAATCGAGGCAAAAGATAGTCAAACCGTGTCTGAGATAGCGATTCTGAGAGCAAGTATGGAGAAGATCCTTACTGCTATCCTTGAAAAGCCGTCAGATACTTACCTGGACGCTGATAAAATTTCAATGAGCGTCTACCAACGCCAAGGTGCTATCTATGCTAGGGAGGGAATTTAATGGAATACATGATTATCAATGGTTTCGATACTTCAACCATTCCTAAATGTGTGGTGACCGACTTTGGCGAGGTAGAGGCTGCTAAACCTAAAGTTTCAGAAACAGCTACCCTGTTTGGGGTTAATGGGAATTACCGTGTCTTGGATGGTGCTTATGAGAGTTATGAACGAACATTTGCATTTTACCTTCCAAGGACGGTAGATCCGTCTAAAATCGTTGAGAGATTCCAACCAAATGACAATACGCTAGAATTTAGCTATCAGCTAGGCTCTTTATTTTATGCTGACTTCGTCAGTGCCAAATACAAACCTCAAGGTATGCACGGCTGGAAGCTTGAAATTAAGTTGAGTATGCAACCTTTCCGCTATCAGAAAAGTGTTGTTCCTCTTGTCTTTACCGCCAGTGGCAATATCAACAATCCAGGCTCTATTTATAGCGAGCCTGTGATTGAGATTGAAGGGGACGGTGATATCTCTTTGACAATCGGACGGACAATCATGCACTTGACTATTAGACGAAAAGTGACCATTGATTGTAGGCATAAGAAACAAAATATCTACAATGCAGATGGTGCGGTTCAAAATACTCTACGAAAACGTGGAGGTTTCTTTGAATTGGCAGTTGGTAATAACGGTCTGGTCTTCACTGGCGCGGTTCGTAAAGTCACGGTTCGGCCAAATTGGAGGTATATCTTATGATTTATCTTACAGAGGGCAACACGCCTTTAAATGAGGCTTACAACGATGAAATTGTTCAGGAGCGAAACAATACCTATCAACTGACCTTTCGTTTTCCTACATCGGATCCCAAGTGGGAATTGCTGAAAGAGGAAACTTTCTTGACTGCAGATGACCTGCATGGCGAGCAGGATTTTTATATTTTTGAGGTTGAAAAACAGCAAGGATATATCCAAGTCTATGCTAATCAGGTTATCAGCTTGTTAAATAGCTACATCGTCAGCTCGCAGAAGGTAAGCGCCAGCATGTCTAACGACATCAAGACGCAGGCCCTCATCGCTGTCGGTCTCTCGCTCCTCTTCATGGCGATCTACATCCTCATCCGCTTCCGCAATGTCGCCTTCTCTATCGGTGCCTTTGCTTCGGTCACGGTGACGACGCTGATGATCATCGCCATCTACGTCCTCTGCTGGAAGGTCATGCCCTTCACCATGGAGGTCGACCAGAACTTCATCGCGGCGCTTCTCGCTATCATCGGTTACGCTATCAATGACGTCGTGATCGTCTTCGACCGTATACGCGAAGAAGTGGGCAACCATCCTCAGGCTGACCGCTTCCAGGTCATCAACGGCGCTCTGAACTCTACGCTCTCCCGTACGCTGAATACGTCCTTCACGACGCTGCTCGTGATGCTGATCGTCTTCGCCTTCGGCGGTGCTACGATGCGTAGCTTCACCTTCGCCATCCTCCTGGGTGTCATCTTCGGTACGTACTGCACGCTCTTCGTCGCTACGCCTATCGCTTACGAAATCGCTAAGCGTCGTAGCCTCAAGGCAGCTGCCAAGTAATCGCCACTCCCATTCATAGGCAATAGGGGAACGCCCTCCAATCTCAGAGAGGAGACTCA